ATTTACAAGAAAATAGAAATTATACAGCAAGTTTTGATATCGATAATGGAAACTTTCCTGATACACGAGGTGATGATAGTCCATTAGGTATTGAGTTTACAGTACAAACTCCATCGGGTAGATTGGTAGATATAAATGATTTCACAGGTTATACAAGATATATAACAGCAAGTATGACCCAAACAATTAAATTCCAAGCAAGAGAATCAGGACAACACTTATTTAGATGGTCTTATTTTGCAAGTGGTAGTGATTTACAAGCAAGTGCGTCGTTAGACAACTTTAGAATAGATTCAGGTGACCACGATTCAACAGGAGCAACATTTAATGATACCGAGTATGAAGCACATTTTAATAAAACATCAGGTGGTGGTACATGGTTTACTTCTTCATTTGGAAGTGGAAAGCATTATTATCAATCATTTGATAGGAGTACTGATAATCTAAATGTTGAAGTAACTGATTATGTATCTGAGTGGATTGATGGAACAAGAACAAACAACGGATTCATAATTAAGAAATCTAAAACAGATGAGAATTCAACAATCAACTTCGGTAAGATTAAGTTCTTCTCAACTGATACACACACAATATATCCACCTGTCTTAGAAGCGAGATGGGACGACTCATCATTCGATACAGGGTCGTTAGACGCACTAACAGGTGACGATTTAATTGTTTATGTAAAGAATTTAAAAACTGAATACAAAGAATCATCAAAAGGAAAAATAAGAGTATTTGGTAGAGAAAGATATCCTAACAGAAGTTTCTCTACAAGTCCATTGAAAACGGTAAAGTATTTACCATCAACTTCATATTACTCAGTGGTTGACGCAGAAACAGAACAAGTGATTGTT